GAGACGTTGATTGTAAAACTGAAGATGTAAATCGTTACACGATGGAATATCTAACTAAGATTGAAATGTTTGCAAAAAAATATGATGTTTTAGTATTTATTGTAGCACATCCAACTAAAATGTATAAGGATAAAGATGGAAAAATCGAAGAACCTACTATGTATAACATTAAAGGCGGTGGTGAATGGTATGATGCAAGTTATCATGGTATATTGGTCCACAGAGATTATGAGGCTAAAACAGTTAAAGCAAAAATACTTAAAGTAAAATTTCAAAACTTAGGTGAAAACGGGGCTGAAGCTCATTTTAAATGGGAACCACGATCCGGTTGTTTTATACCTCATGAGTTAGCAACTATGGCTAGTGATGAACAAATGCCTTGGGATTGATGGCTAGATATAAAAAAGTAACAATACCAGGACCTGAATGGACCGATGAAAATACACAAGCATATAGATGGTGTATAAACAATGGGATTAAAATAACTCCGTGGGCTTATAGTAGTGAAAGAGATAATTACTACTGGTGGATAGATGTAGAAGTTAATGGAGCTAAAAAAAGATCACCATTTAAATACAACGGTAAACAAATCAACGAAAAAATATTTGAATTATATAGATTTTATTATGACAAAAACAAAATTTGAAACAGCAAGCGATGCTTTTAATTATTTCTTTCCTAAAATTATGTGGGATGGTGTTAAGTTTGATAATACAATGGCTTTATTTAATATAGGTTTCTATATTGAAAAACCTATGTACAATCATATACTAGCTGAACACAGAAACTGGAACGATGAATATGCAGAAGCTGAATGGCAATGGTATTTATCAGGTGATCCTAACGTAGATAAGCTAGGAGAAATATATGGTAAAGTACCTGAAATATGGAAACGAATGGTTGACAGTAACAACGAAGTAAGATCTAATTACGGTTGGCAATGGGAACGTAACTATCAACTTGATTATGTTGTTGCTAAACTAAAAGATAATCCTAATACTAGACATGCAACTGTAAGTATATACGATGGTAAAGAACATAGCACGTATGCCAAAGATACGCCGTGTACTTATGCAGTTCAGTTCACAGTATTAAACAATAAACTAAATATGTCAGTTGTGATGCGTTCTAACGACCTCTGGTACGGTTTCTGTAATGATCAGTATTGTTTTTCAAAGCTACAGGAATTAGTCTCAGAGAGGACAGGATATGAGATCGGTACGTATTACCATTTCGCACACAACTTACATTTGTATAACGATAAAATAACAAAATAATGTATTATTTATACCACATACCGGGTAAAAAAATCGGAGTTACGCGTGATCTTAATACAAGAGTTACGTTAATTCAGGGTTATAAGCCAAACGAGTATGAAGTTCTTGATCAGTCAGACGATATAGATTATATATCGGACAAAGAGATAGAACTTCAAAAGTCTTATGGCTATAAGGTAGATAGAAAAAAATATAAAAACCTTTTTAAGAAAATGAAAATAAACGTAACAGAACAAACTTCAACATTTGCAGTACCTTTGAATAAACTTAAAGGTCATCTGATGGATAATATAGATCTTAAGTGGGAAACTTCTCACGGTGAATTTAATTTAGATCTACAAACAATCAACTGGATAATGGATAACGCTAAAGTTTCTATGTATAACGATAATAGATCTTATATATATAACAAAGCTTTTGCAGAATTTTTAGAAAAAGTTAAACTTCATAACAAACCATTAAATACAATAGGCGGATTAACTATACCTGACTATAATAAAACTTTAATGATGTTTAACAAGATCAGAACTTGGGCTCATGACAGAGGGTTATATGAGAAAGGCGATACAATGACTCAATATGTTAAGCTACAAGAAGAAGCTGGCGAACTAGCTAAAGCTTTATTAAAAGATGATCAGCCAGAAGTTATAGATGCTATAGGTGATATGGTTGTAGTGTTAACTAACTTAGCTCATCAACGAAATGTTTACATTGAAGAGTGTATACAGTCGGCATATGAAGTTATAAACAAGAGAACAGGTAAAATGATTAACGGAACATTTGTAAAAGATGAAAATTAAAACTAAAGATAAAATAGTCCAAGCTGTATTAGCTAAAATGGACCAACGAAGTTTAATAGGCCAAAAAAAGTATGGAGCTACAATGATGCAAGAAATTGAGGGTCAAGAAAAAGATCTTAATAGATTTTTAATTGATGTTCAAGAAGAATTAATGGATGCATTACTGTATATCGAAGCTGCAAAAAGATGTTTGCAAGATGAGATTGAAGAATCTATGCTTAAAAGAATAAACATAATAGCTCAAAATGGTAATACAGGAGAGCATTATGATTATGATCCTCTTGGCGACATAGAAGTACACAATGAAAAAACTCTATAAAAGAAGACGTAAAAAAGGTCCCGTTGTATCTAAGAAAGTTAATTATGACGGGATTAAATTTGCTTCAGGTTTAGAACTATATATGTATAAAGCTTTAAAAAAAGCCAGCATAAGAGCTAAATATGAAGGAGAAACATTTGTATTAATTAATGGTTTTCATTTTGAAAACAAAGTATATGAGAGACAAGCTAACAGTAAAGGTGTATTTAAAAACAGAGGCTGTAAAAGAATATTGCCAATTAAATATACACCGGATTTTATTGGTGAAGATTTTATAATAGAAACTAAAGGTAGACCAAACGAATCTTTTCCTATACGATGGAAGTTGTTTAAACATTTGATGACTAAACAGTTTCCAGGATATACTTTATATAAACCACAAAATCAAAAAGAATGCGATCAGGTAATAGAACTAATAAAATTTCCGGAAAGCATTTAGCTCGAACGAAATATAAAGAACGTAAAATAGACACGTACATTAAATGGTCTGTAAATAAAAGAGGCTATTTAAAATGGAAAGATCTTATAATGATACACGAACAATATAATATAAAATGTTATGGCTAATAAATCAACAGCTTGGGAGTTGTCGACTGGAATGTTTCCAGGAATACTCTTTGGAATAAGAACTTATGAAGACGGTGAGTTTCAAGTAGATCATGTTTTATATTTAGGAATATTTGACATATGTTTAACCTTATACTACGAAGAATAATATGAACGTACCACTATTTACAGAAAGAATACCTTATAAGCCTTTTGAATACCCAGAATATTACACAGAAGGTTGGTTAAAACAAGCGCAAGCATTTTGGTTACATACTGAAATACCTATGTCAGGTGATTTAAAAGACTGGAATGAGAAGTTAAACGATAAAGAGAAAAACTTAGTAGGTAATATCTTACTAGGTTTTGCACAAACTGAATGTGCTGTGTCAGATTACTGGACACAAAAAGTTGTTGGTTGGTTTCCTAAACATGAAATACAACAAATGGCAATGATGTTCGGTTCACAAGAAACTATACATGCTGTAGCATATAGCTATTTAAATGAGACTTTAGGTCTTGAAGATTATGAAGCTTTTTTACATGAACCTGCTACGGCTGCTAGATTTGATAATCTTGTAGCTTATGAAGGTAATGATCCTGTAGGAATAGGCAAATCATTAGCTACATTTTCTGCGTTTGCAGAGGGTGTTAGTCTTTACTCAGCTTTTGCTGTGCTATACAGCTTTCAAATGCGTAACTTACTAAAAGGTATTGGTCAGCAAATGAAATGGTCTGTAAGAGATGAATCATTACATTCTAAAATGGGTTGTCAATTATTTAGACACATGTGTTCTCAAATACCAGGACTAAAAGAAGAATGTAAAGAGCATGTATACAATGCAGCTTTAACAATGCATAATGCTGAAATGACTTATATATCTAAGTTATTTGAAATGGGTGATATTGAAGGTATAACAAAATATGACCTTCAACATTTTATTAAAAAACGAACAGGTGATAAAATTAAAGAATTGGGTTACAAAGCAGAAGGAAAATTTAAATTTGAATATGACCAAAAGTCAATTGACAAAATGGCTTGGTTTGATCATCTTACCGGGGGTCACACTCACACTGATTTCTTTGCTATTAGGCCGACTGACTATAGTAAAGCAAATGAAGGCGAAGATTTTGAAGACGTATGGTAAAATACAAACTGCTAAGGTTTTTAATAGAAAGAAAAAGAAAACTAAAACCTAGTGAAAGAATGGCTACCCGTATTGGATATATGGGGGCTGGTTTTCTAGTAGCAGCACAATGGACAATAGAACCGGCTTTATATATAGCTGGTTTTATTTGTGTCTGTGTACAAACAGCATATCGTAAGCAATGGAACTTAGTTGCTTTAAATATAAACGGGCTTATAGCTTGGGTTAAACATTTAATAACATAATATGGGAGTACAAAAAAACATAAAAGAATTACAAGGTCAAGTTGAAATACTTGGCTCAGCTTTAACTAGAGCTTTAAAAAACCTACAAGCTTTGGAAACATTAGCTAAAGGAACTTTAACAGCTTTTCAGTTACATATAGGAGAAGAGACCTGGAACAAATTAGTTGAAGAGTTAAAAGACGTAGAATCCAGAAAAACAATAGAAAAAGATGTGGAATAATGATTGGATAAAAGGAAAAGATTACCCTGCTTGGGGTGAAACTGATGTTTATAAAAAAACTATTGGTGGTGGATACTTATTAAAAGGTGAAACACCTAGAGATGCTTACAACAGGGTTTGTAAAACAGTTGCAAGACGTTTAGAACGTCCTGAAATGGCAGATAAATTTTTTGAATACATTTGGTCGGGTTGGTTGTGTCTTGCATCTCCTGTGTTATCTAACACGGGTACAGACAGAGGTTTACCGATCAGTTGTTTTGGTATAGATGTTGCTGACAGTATATACGATATAGGTAGTAAAAACCTAGAGATGATGCTACTCGCAAAGCACGGCGGTGGAGTAGGTATTGGAATAAATCAAATCAGACCCGCTAGTGCAAAAATTAAAGGAAATGGAACAAGTGACGGAGTTGTGCCTTTTTGTAAGGTATACGATTCAACAATATTGGCCACTAATCAAGGGTCTGTCAGAAGAGGAGCTGCATCAGTTAACCTCAATATTGAGCATCCCGACTTTGAGGAATGGCTTGAAATTAGAGAACCTAAAGGAGACGTTAATCGTCAATCACTCAACCTCCACCAGTGCGCTGTGGTCGGCGACAAGTTCATGCGAAGAGTTGAAGCAGGAGATGTTGATGCTAGAAAAAAGTGGGGAAAGCTATTACAAAAGCGTAAAGCAACTGGAGAACCTTATATATTATTTAAGGGAAATACAAACAAAAATAACCCAACAGCTTACAAAAAGCATGGTTTAAAAGTTCATATGACTAACATATGTAGTGAAATTACATTACATACAGATGAATCACATAGCTTTGTTTGTTGTCTATCTAGTTTAAACTTAGCTAGATATGATGAATGGAAAGGAACTAATTTAATACATGACTCTATATGGTTTTTAGATGGTGTATTAGAAGAGTTTATACAAAGATCCAAAGGTAAAGTTGGATTTCATAATTCTGTAAGATCTGCTGAAAAAGGTAGAGCTTTAGGATTAGGCGTTTTAGGTTGGCACACGTACTTACAAGAAAAGGGCCTACCATTTGAAGGACTATTAGCACAATATGAAACTAGAAAAATATTTTCACAAATTAAAATTGAATCTGAACGAGCCTCTATGGCCCTTGCTGAAGAGTTTGGGGAACCTCTGTGGTGTGTCGGTACTGGCATGCGGAATACTCATCTTAGGGCTATTGCTCCTACCGTTAGTAACAGTAAGCTTAGTGGTAATGTATCTCCTGGCATTGAGCCTTGGGCTGCTAATGTATTTACTGAGCAAAGTGCTAAAGGTACTTTCATTCGTAAAAATCCCACACTGGTTAAGCTCCTTCGCAAGCTTAAAATCAATAATGAAACTGTTTGGTCTAAAATCTTAAAAGACGGAGGATCAGTACAAGGATTAAAAGAACTTAATAAAGTTATGGTTGGTCCTTATAATGATATACCAGCTAAAGATGTGTTTAAAACATTTAAAGAAGTTAATCAGTTAGAACTAATTAATCAAGCGGGTATAAGACAACAGTATATAGATCAAAGCGTAAGTTTAAATTTAGCTTTTCCTAGTGTTGCCATGCCTAAGTGGATTAATAAAGTACATTTTGAAGCTTGGAAAAAAGGTATTAAAACCTTATACTATACTCGGACTGAGTCAGTGTTACGTGGAGATATTGCTGAACAAGCAATGGATGAAAGCTGTCTTAGTTGTGACGGATAACTAAAGTTTGTTATAATAATCAAAGGGAGGTCTTACGACTTCCCTTTTTTTTATTGTGCCTTTAATCTTTCGATATGATTTTCTATATCTTCTTTTGTTATATTTAATTTCAAAGCTATACCACCGCTCCATTGCCCTTTAGGTTTACCATTGTGTAAAACTAAAATAGTTGGAACAGATTTTATTTGTTGTCTAAACGAAGGTGTTTGTTCTTCTAGTATTAAATATTTTACCTTAGCATACTTAAGACCTGCAAGGTCGAGGTTATGTCTTGAATTCCAAGAAGAATTGATGTGCAGTACTTCGTATTGTGAATATCCTATGGTTGTAAAAAGTAAACTTAATATTATTAAAATCTTTTTCATTTTATTTGTTTATAATTGTGAACAGTTTATCGTCAATTTTATCTAGTTTCTCGCTATTATCTTGAACTTTTTCGTCAATATCCATAATAGTAGTTCTAACCAGCTCATCTTTTAAATCATATTCTGTTCTGCTTACCTCTGGTTTAGGTAGTTCTTTTGCAAGATCAATATCTTTTTGCAAAGTAAAATACATGGCCGCTAAACTCACTGCGCCTGCAACTAACATTCCAATTGTTTTTAAATCTAATTGTACTTCTGTGTTCTCTGAAATTTTTTGAGCCATTTAGTTTTTTGTTTTTAACCTCATAGAAACTTTAGTTGAATTAACTATAGATCTACTTGGTCTCGTGTTTTGTATATTTATATTAGGGTTTTCTCTTGGTGTGATTTTACGGTTAAAATTATTATTAGGATTTTCTCTTGGAACAAATTTGTTTTTGTTATTCCATGACCTATCTGGTCTACTATTGTTGTTATTTATCTTTACTTCGTTTCTTAATCTATTGGCTATTATATTAATTTTATCTTCTCTTACTTTTTTAATAATTCCTCTTCTTCCTCTTATCATAGCCACATTACGAGGTTGTTCATACATATAATATCTTGGTATTGAGTAATGGTGGTTAAAATAAGGGTAACCAAAAGCCCAGTCATACCAGAAATTATGTCTATTCCAATACATATCAAAAGAATTAAACGGATTCCAAAATCTAGCAAACGATGCAGACGAATAAAACGAGAACGGTTGGTTAGACGCATACTTAGCATAGTTCCATCTAAAAGTAAAATCAGTTCTTAATTTCCAATTTAATCTTGTATAAGATAAAGTATCTATTTTAATAGTAGAAGGAACATCTAACCACGGGCCTGACAATGGAGGTGGTTGTGTTTTTTGTATTCCGCAACTAGTTACTGCTAGAATTATTATTAAAAAACAAGCCCTTAACATTTCCATCTTCTTCTAGCTGCTTTACCTCTTTCACCAGTCCAACCTTTTGATCTTGCACAAAATGATTTTCTTCTACCAGCAGCTTTGCTACCAGGTTTTACATCACCAGTAACAGCTGTTTGTAATTTGCTACCAGGGTTTTTTCTTTTGTATTCACTAACACCTTTTGCAGTCATACCCGCACCTTCTTCTGTGCTTCTAAAGTTTCTACCTTTACCCTTTGTAGTTTTTCTTATTTCTTTTTTTTCTTTTCTTTCAGCTCTACGTTCTTGTCTAAATTCTTTACGTTCAGCTCTAGACTGTTGTCTTTCTTCTTTAGTTCTTTTTTGAAATGGTGAGCCTAGCCCACGCGGTCCACATCCTTTACCTATTTTCATGAACAGTTGTTTACTCTCTCACCAGTTCCACTAGGTGACATTTTAGTCTTAGGCTCACCAGGTTTAGGCGCATGACCAGGCCAACATTTAGAATTGGTTGAGTTTGCTCCTTTAAATTTCATAGGTGTTTTTTTACAGTTACAACTATCTGTACAGTCACAACTAGAACTTCTTGTTTGTTTTTGTCTTACTAACCAGTTCATATTACTTTATATTTTGTTTTGTTATTTTCATCTTTATATGCTTGTAAACATCTCTTTCTGTTTGAATCACCATCTATGTAACTTATATGCACCCAGTTTGGATTCTCTTCTGTGCCAAACTCCCATATCATCTGGTCAAAGTCAACGTTATCTTTTAACCAATAATACATATCCGCATTTGACATGTGACCATAAGTATCGTCTATATCAATTGCTCTACCCTGACAGTGTTGTGACTTAGAACTTCCACCGATAGCAGAATTTAATTCAGCTGATCTATAGAACGAATTAATCTTTATAGGCTTACCTACGTGCTCTCTAAGAGGCTCAAATACATTTTTAGCAAGTAACTCCATATTTTGTAATTCATATTCACCTGGTGTGTTATCTATACCTCGCCTTATAGCTGTATTGCTATACACTCCTTCTTTGCTACTTATATGTTTGCTTATCATTTTCTTATTTTTCTCTTTTTAGAGTTTGTTTTAATTTTAACCTGACTGCTTTTACTTCTAATTTTTCTTTTTTTAGGAGATTTACTTTTTTTGTTTTTCTTTTGATATGGATTTAAACCTAAGCTCCATTGATCCCAACCTAAAGTTAAAGCTATACTTTGCCAAGCTGCAGTTTCTTCCTCTGTAGCAGTTTTTAAATTATCTACTTTTTGAATTAATCTATCTAAAGGTATGTTTGTAAAAGCAGATACAGTTTTACCAACAGCTAAATTAGCAGGGTTATCTAAACTTAAACCTTCTTCTCTTATTTCTTTACCATTCCACTGAAATGTTCTAGCAGCAGATATTAATTTACTAAGCTTAGAAGATATAGGTGGTGATATACTTGTTGATTTTAAAGCAACGTTTACATAATCAGGTCTATCTTTTTGGTTTTGTCTTATTAATTCCATAACCATATTTTTAACAGTAGCTACACCCGCTCCAGCCACACCAGTACCTCTAAGTAATGAATCTGCCATACCATTCATTATACCTAATTGTTTTTCATCTAATCTTTCTTCGTCATCATCAAATGCCATAGCAAACAATGCTTGTTGTAAAGCATTAAATATAAAGTTTTGAACAACACCATAGTAAAGTATTTTACTCATATTTGTTTTCCAATCACCTCTACCATTTTTTAAATCAAGTATTGCTTTCTTCTGCATCCTTGCATACTGCATAGGTGTGTTTGCAAAAGCTAATATAACACGACCGAGTGGTCCAGCTTGTTGTGAACTAATTCTGTCAGGTCTACTTGATTGCTGTGCTTCTTCAGATATTTCTCTAAAATCTAACATAGCTTGATCCATAGCCTCTTGTTTAGTCATACCACTTTTAACTAAAGAGTTTATTCTATTTCTTATAAAGCTAGCACCACCCATAGCTATAGCAAAACTATCAGCTATTTGTGTAGGTAAAAAACCTTTTTTAAGCATATATTTAAATGCAGCAGTTGCTTTGTTAGGAGCAGTACCTACAGCATTAGATATTTCAGCTTCATTTATATCTGTTTTTAATCCAGATCTTCTTTGTTTTAAGAAATCACTATTAAACAACATGGTGAAGTCTGACCAAAACTGTTTTTGATTTGCAAAAGCTCCAGCAGCAGCAAATATATTATTATCTTTAAAGTTTATAAAGTTAGCTGCAGATATAGTTTGTAGTATTGCAGATCTAGCGTTAAAGAACATAATAGCGCCTACTGAGTTGTTAACCCAATTCATAAACTTAGTTGTAAGTTTATTTTGACTAGAACCTATAGGTCTGTTAGAACCTCTTTCCATTCTACCTAGTATTTCTTCTAAAGACTCTCTAAAATCCGTGCCATATATAGCTTCAATTTTATTTAAGTTTTCTTTACTAAATATTTCGTTTTTGTTTTTAACCCATTCAGCTAAAACTTCTTTTCTATTTACCTTTTGATTTATATCGCTAATATCTGTAGGTATATTACCACCTAACCAACTTTCACCTGGTTTAACCCAGCCATCTTTAAGTTTACTAATCGCACTTAAGCTATCAGCATATAATTTTAAATCAGCATTTTCTTTTATTTTTTTAACTAACTCTGTCTGATCTCTTTTAGATAAACCAGGTATCTCAAAACCAGCTTTGTCCCATAAATAAACTCTTACAGCGCTGTCGTATGTAAATTCATTATAACCAGTGTTTTCTCCTAGAATTTTTTTAACACCTGACATTTTCTTTTGTAACGCTAAATATTCATTAGACATCTGTTGTTTTCTTCTATCTATTTCGGCCATAGCAGAAGCAAAAGGGTTCATTAGTTTTTCTTTAAAAAACTTCATTTGTTTATCACCTATTTTACCTTTGCCTAAAAATTTATAAAGTAAACCAGAAAAATCTTCAGCAGAAGGCGGTATGAACCAGTCATATAAACCTTTTTTAGCACCTCTTGATTTAGCCGCAGCATCTGAAAATCTTTTAACAGAATCAACACCTTTTGTTTGTTCTAATATTTCATTAAACTGATCAGAATTAGATTGTTCTGTTCTGCTAAAGTCTGAAATGTCAGAAGTGTTTTCATCTATAACTTTTTCTTGAAAAACTTGACTATTTTCTGTTGCAAATATGTTTTTTCTAACATTTTCAGGTAAAAAGAATACTCTTCTACTACCGGATTGATTTGTTGAACCACCAACATCTATTAAATCACAAACCCACTTAGGAGCATATAATGTTTTATGTTCGCTAAATATTTTACTAATAGTTTTTAAGTCAAAACCTTTTTTAAATAAAGATAAAAATAATTTACCCATACTTAATGCGTTTGGAAATAAATGCTCGTTCTTAGGCATTAACTGTAATACAGTTTTTTTCTTTTGTTCTATTAAACTAAGTTTAGGAAATCTTTTTTTAGCTTTTGTAAGCTCTTGTTTCCAATGTTTCGTAGCTTCCCATTTAGCAAAATACTCTTTTAATTTTTTAGGATATATTTCTTTAGCTTTTTCAAAAGCTTTAATACTTTTTTCTGTAAGCTCTTTTGGTTGTTTAGGTAGGGTTGGCTCTTTTATTAAATTACCTTCTTTGGTAAGAGGTGGAACCAAAGCCCCTTCTTCTAAATACATAGCTTCTAATGTAGAATATGCTCTAAAACCATCAACTATATTAGTTTGTAACTGAAGCATGTTAAATAAATATCCTTCAGAAGCTTTAGACTCATTCATCAACGATGCCATTAAATTAGTCAAAGCAGAGTTAGCTTCATTAGCTAACTTTATATTAACCCTTTCATCAATTAACATTTGCTGCTGTTTACTTAAGCTTTTTTCAGCAGAAAACTTTAAAGCTAATTTAAAAGCATACTCTCCTTGCACATGCTTTGATACATGTTCTAAGTTTATTTTATCAAATAATTCTTGAGATCTTTTACTTAGTTTATTTTGTTTAGCTTTTTTGATTATAGCTTTTTGTTCTGACGCTGTCCAATTTATACCCCTATAATGAACACCTAACCATTTTAAACCTATAACCTCTAAAAGCTCTCCAGGCATCAAATCAATTACTTTTTGAGCTTCAGCTTTCATTGTTTTCATTACTTGCTCATCAACAATTTTTTTACCAGCAACAACCCTCCATATATTTCCAATTCTTTGAAATTCACCTATAGAAGCATCTTTCATTATTATCTTAACAAAGTTTATTTTTTCAGGGCTAATACCCATGTCTATAAACCTGTCTTGAACAAACTGTTTTACTTTAGCGCTTAAATCATTTAGTTTTAAATTACCCTTTGACCATTCTTTTGCTTCAGCAGCAGTTCTACTAAAATCAAGATCATCAAATCCTAAGGCTTCGTTTGATTTTGTATCTAGAGTAGACTCTAGTGTGTTTAAGTAACCTTCTACTATTTCAGGTGTAATGTTTTCGTTTAAAGTACTTTTAGCTATTATTTCTTGTAAAATAACAGGATCTGTTAGTGATTCTCTAGTTACTTTTAGCGATACGGCTTTAGTTATTTCAGTTCCATACTTTTTTTGCTTAGCTAGTAAAGTTGTATAACCACCTTCTGTAAAGTATTTAACCCAGTTACCCATAGTAGGTTTCCCTATTTGTAACTTGTCTATTCTATAATTACTATCTTTTTTAAGATTTTGGTTGTCAGCTTTCTTATTTTGCATGTCAACCTTACCTAGTTTTTTAGTAGGAAATAATTTGTTTAAGTAACTATCTTTTATAACTCTAATGGGTAGAGACTTTACACCACCTTCATAACCATCTCTTACAAAATTATTATACTCATTAGATATTACAACCTTACCATCTACTTTAGATATTTTTCCTTGAGCTTTTTTAATAACATTAGAAATTTCTTTATTTATAATTTCAACCATGCTATTAACATCTAAATTTCCCTTAGACAATAGTAATGTTATGTTATTTATTATTTTACTTTTTATACTATTATATATATCTGATGTTATAAAGTTTTCATCGTTAATCATTAAATCGTTAAAATCTGTTAACGCTCTAGCAGCTGGACCCTGATCTACATTTGATTCAGTACTAGATTTTTTAGCAACAGAGGTTTTTATATTGCCTTCACCATCGTTCATGCTTTCTACAACAGCATCTTTAACATAGTATTTAAAAACTTCTTTAGATCTATTTTTAAAAAAAGTATTTATATAAGCAGATAAATTTTTATATTTTTGTTTTTCTTTTATAAAATCTTTTACTAAACCTACAACATTTCTACTTTTTGTTTTTGTTTTTTGGTTTGGAATTTTATCATATAACATCATAGGAATTATATCCTCCTTGTTATTATTTAAAACATTTATTTGATCTTGCGTGTAGTTACCACCATCTCTAAGGCTTTTAAAAACATCTTCAGCCATACCTTGATATTCTAAAGCTATTAAATTACCTGCTCTAGTTTTATCAGCTGTGTTTGCATAAATCTCGTTCACCCTTAGACCATCAGCGGATGTTTTAGAAAAATCAGCAACTTTAGAAGATCTATCTACATCACCTATTTTAGTATCAACCTTTGCTTCAGCTTTATCTATAGCTTGTGTAGCTCTATCACTTAATTTACCATCTCTAGTGCTTTTGCTATATTCTTTTAAAAAGTTATATATACCTTCTCCTTTATCAAAGTTTATGTTTTCGTAACCAAGCTTAACATACATGTCTCTAAAAAAATCACTAATTTTTTGAGTTATGTTTTGCTCAGACATAATAGCATCAAAGTTATCGGTGAAAACAGTTAAGTATTCTGTACCTTCTGGCTGATCACCCATAAGCTTATCCATCATTGATCTTTGCTTACTATTTAGTTTCTTTTTAAAACCATTAACAAGGTTTTGTTGTGCTTTCGTACCACCAACTAAAGCGTTTAAAATAGGGTGTAAAACTTCGTGTGATGCAACATTTACTGCGCCTTGTTTTTTGGCTTGAGTTTTATTTATAAATATTTTACCTTTACCGATAAATGCACCATCACTACCTACGGCTTTTTCTTTTATTTGCTCTAAGGTTTGACCTGTTGCATCAGCTATTTTTTGAAAATAAGTGTCTTCGTTTTCATTTATATCTATATCTAAACCTTTTTGATCAGCAAAATCTTGTACACTTTTTAAGTTTTTATTAAATTGTTTTTCAAACTTATTGTCTATAGCTAGTGCTACAGCTTTTTTTCTGTTTTCAATAGTAACATCTACTTTAGAATTTTCATACTTAGCTTCTATAGCATCAATTTGTTCTTTAATTTTAGCTTTTTGTTTTTTACCAGACTCCGTATCATTTTTAGCTAGTTCTTTACTTTGTTTTTCTAGCTTCATCATTTTAGCTCTATCAGCAGGGTCAGATATTTTACTATTTATCTTTTGATCTAAAGCTATATTTTCTGTTCGATTGTCTACTATTTTTTGAGCAACAGGACTATTTTCTATTTCTATAGTTGCTCCAGAATAAGCTTCATCGTCCATTAATTTTAATGTATCAGAAAACTGTTTACCATTTAAAGATTTACCATTAATGCTGTATTTAGGATTTTTTCTTCCACTTTTTGCTACATCTATAAGTGTAAAAGTTTTATCTGTAAGTCCTTCAGCGTATATTTCAAACATATCAGTTTCTTGACCTGCAGCTTTTTGACCAAAATACTCACTAGCCATACCCATACTAGTTTCTAAACTTGCAGTTCCAAAAATTCTAGCGACATTAGTATATTTACTAGCTCTACTCAAGGCAACGCCTTTACCTATAGATTTACCAAATGCTGGTACTAAAAGACCAGCTGCTGTATCAAAGTAAGATATTGTTTTACCTCTTGCTATAGATTTACTTTTTATATCATCAAATTTTTCTTTATCTTCAAATACGCTTCTAAGTGCTTCTTCTTTTTCTTTATCATTCATAGCAAGATATTCTTCTTGCCCTATATCATCTAAAGCTAACTCCATTAGAGTAAAGGATTCTTCCATAGTTCTAGAGATTCCTCCCATAACACCAGCGGCAAATGCCATTGGTATAGTTACTAATTCCTCAGGTAATCCAGCTTGTGGTCCAGCTTGACCAACTACTGCAGCACCACCCATAGTTGTAAGCGCATATTTTGATGCTGTTTCCCTAGCTGTGTAGCTTTCTTTTAATGTAAAAGCTTGAAGACCCATACTTTGAAAAAACATACTTAAAGTTCCTCCAGGGTTTTCAGCCATACTTTGCATGTAGGCTTTTAAACTGTTGTCAGGATTTTCTTTTAGTATTTCTAGATACCTAGGTTGAAAATCTTGTAGCTCTTTACTTAATGGTTGTTCTTGAGCTTCTTTTCCTAGCTTTATAAGATTTTGGAGGTCTTCACTAGACATTTTATTGCCTTCCATAATCTCTTGAAGAGGTTCAACTTGTTTAGCTTGACCTTGAGAAGCAGAAACATCAGTTATAATGTCACCCATTAAATCTACGGCTGTATTGAAAAAGTTAGGAAAAAAGTCAAGAGCTCCTGGTTTTTCTCCATAATTCTTTTCTTTATCAAACAAACTGTAGCTTTTGTTTTCCTCCTGCCCAAACAAGTTTTCTATCCAAGTATTAGGCCTAGCTTCATAGCTTGGATCTTTTAGTTTTTCTTTTTCTTTAGAAATGCTTTTAAATTGCTCTGGAAAATATGATTCGTAGATAGCTCCTTTTTTTTCATCATCTAGAACTTGGTCAGGAGCATACTTAGCATAAAAATCATTCATAAACCCATCTACAGAATAATCTGATTGTGAAATGTTTTTTAACTTTTCTTCAACATCTACATCTGGTGCGTATTTACCGTAAAGATCTCTTACTAATTTTTCAAACATAATTAAAGTATACTTGAATCACCTTGTGATTTAGTTTTAGGTTTTAAGCCTTTTAATTGTTGTCTTAAAACAGCTTTAGCATCTTCACTTATTCCGCTACCTAAACTGCTTATTATAAGTTCTACAACACTATTATTGTCATTGAAATCTATTTTTTTAGTTTCACTAAAGCCCTCATCATCAACAATTTCATTTCCTTTTTTATCAAAAACTAACATATGAACAGATCCGTCATCATTAATTACTAAATCTTTAAAGTCAGGATTGTTACTTTTTAAAATTTTATTTACCTCTGCAACTTTCAACTCTATAGGATCGTTCATTCCATTAGAATCAATTTCTTTAATTTTAGATTTTAAGTTACTATAGGTTTCTTGAGCAGGTTTAGAATATATTTGTAAATCATCTCTAGTAGATTGACCATATTTATAACCGCTAGAATTACTAGATCCTTGAGATTTTTTAATAGCTGCTTGTTTCTTATTGTAACCAGAGTTAGCAGAACTATTTAATATATCCATATAGTTATTTACAACTGTTTGCTCTAGCTCTTCTTGTCTTTCTGGGTTGTATAATAAATCTTCATCTACAATACCTAAACCACCTTCTTGTATTAAATCATCTGTAGCTAGTGATAATGTAGTTTCTCTACCACCTTGTCTAATCATGTTTAGAATTTTCTGTCTATACATGTTGTTCATAGTAGGATCTAATTTTTGACCAGCGTTATATATGTCTGAATTTATAGTTATAAGAGTATCTGCGCTTTTAAAATCTTTATTAAAGTAATCAGGCACATCGTTTAAATTTAAAACTTGATCTCCTGATTGAAAAGCCATATTTCCATTTGCATCAAATATCATATCACTTCCGTCGGTATAAATGTTAGCTAATATATTACCTTGTTTAGAATTATTTCCTTTTGACAAAGATCCAGAAGAGCTACTTTTTAAATACTCAGTTTTATTAGCTTTAAATGTTTCTAAGTTATTGTTTAAATTAGAGAAAGCTTGTTTAACACTAGTCATTTTATTCATAGCCTCCATATACTGATCAGACCCAGGGTCTAAACTAGGCAGCATTTTAGCAGCTTCAGCATATTCAAACTTCATTTGTTTACTCCAAGCAGCAACACCTTCTTGTTGAGCGGGTGGTATTTTACTAAGCTCTATACCAGAAGGCATAGCGTTTAAATACGTTTCTACTTTAGCTTTTTGAGCTCTTTCTTCTTGTCTTTTTTCAGCAGCTCGAGCTTGATAATAATCACCAATAGCTGATGCTGTTTTATTTACAACAGCTCCTATGTCGTTGAATTTTGGAGCAGCAAGTGCAGCTCCTTTTATTAATGATTGATTTCCCATAATTTATTATTTAGGTGATAACAAGCTTGTTAAGTCACCAGCTGCATCCATTGAGTTTAACCCTTGTGACGCTAATCCAGTTACACCACCTATTATACTATTAGTAGCTGCATCTCTAGCTGCATTAGCAGCACCTAATCTAGCTTGCGACATACCTAACATTGTTTCAGTTTTATCTAATTCAGCAGCTCTAGATTTTTCAGCACCTGATCTTTCAGCCATTTGTAAATTACCAGCCATTTGAGCCTGTGCGGCTTGATTGCTAGATTCTTGTCTAGCTATATCAGCGGACGCTGCTTGCATGTTAGCTGATTGTTGACCAGCCATTGCTTGTGCCATAGCTGCTATACCACCACCACCGGCAGCACCTTGCATACCACTCATCGTATTTGCTAAAACTTGTTGTTGTTTTTGAGCTGCAAAATCAGCAGCTTGAGTGTTAACCGTAAGGTCTTCATACGTGTTTTCTAAGTTAGTATATTGGTTAGAGGTATCTAAACCCTCATATCTAGCTTTGTTTCTACTAAATTCTTGCTGAGCTTGTCTTTGTTCTCTTTTTCTCTTGCCACTACCGATCATTCCACCAGCGATACTTCCTAAAGCGCCTACAGCACTTGATATTGGATCCATATTGTTAATTGTTTATATATTATATTATTACACTTTTTTTGTGTTATTTACTACTTTCAACTATCTCTGCGCTTACAGTAAATAGTTCTGCAGCAGATGTAGAGTCATTAGTAAATTCTACTTCGGCATAATAACCTACTAGGCTAGATAAATTTGCTTTATTGTCTTTACTGAACAGTATAAAACTATTGGTCGTAGGTAAAACTAAAGTAGCAGCGACTGTTAGTTGTATCTGTGTTGTTGACAATGGTGATGTAACTACGCCCATTTCAATAACATCAGTACTATTGTTTGTATAATACAAAGTATCTCCAACCTGTAGTGAGTCGTTTATTTTATTAGCAAATGTTAGTGTTAATGAAGGCATAGTTAGTTATTGTTATATGATAGTTTAATTTCTAAAGTGTAGCTAGCGCCTGCTATTAACCCATTACCACCGTTGTAAGTTCCAGGTATAAGTATACTTGCGTTGCTAAAGTTTAATGTTGCGCCAAAGCCGTCAACACTTGATGTACTTTGATTTATCTGTAAATAACTGTCACGTAATACTGTTCCGTTTGAATCTTTAAATTGATAATCTACATCAAAATCTTCAAAACCATTTATATAGTTTGGATAACCAGTGTGAATATTATCGAGTGACCAATCAGTTACTGAAAGTGTTATATTAGTACTACCAGCAGTTAAGTTAGTGTAGCTCACATCACCTGTCCAACTTAATAGAGTTGTATATGATCCAGAATTACCTTCTCTCCAAGAGAATATATCCGTAGCTGTTGGAGCTAGAGCTTGAGCCGCTACATTTAAGGTTACTGTAGCCGCTGTACTTGTTAAAGCACCATCGTTAACGGTAAACGTAAATGAATCAGATCCTGTGTAACCAGAGTTAGATGTATACACTACAAAACCGTTGTTTGAATTAAAGTTACTTAATGTACCATTTGTTGGGTTACTAGCTATTGCAAAAGTAAGCGGAGAGTTTTCAGCGTCTGTACCAGCAAGCGTCAAGCTTTTTCCTACAGCACTAATAGCTGATCTAGTTTGAGCAGTTGCAACTGGTTGAGTGTTCGCGGCTACACTTATAAAACTAGATAGATCCATTTGATATGCAACATTGCTTTCACCAAACTCATATATAAAGCTTTGTGGTATAGTTAGATTAACTGTGTTTGTAGCACCTTGAGTTAAGGTTAAATCTGAAAAAGCAACGTCAGTGTTTCCAACATCAGAAGGTGTTGAAACAAAGTTAGAAATTAAAGGTTGTGAAAGTATAGTTATAGCAGTACTATTGCTAATAGTAAAAATATTATCAAAAGCAACAACCGGATCAGTCTCGCCAACCGGTCCAGATATAGGCGCAAAAGATGATATAGTATACCCTGAAATTGGTGCAACACTTATTGTAACAGATTTATCTAATAATTGTTTGATGTCAAAAGTAGATTGCAATGGACTTTGTAAACTTAAAGTTGTACTAACATCCCCTGCGGCTATAACTATAGTGTATGTCGTATCCTGTGTTATTGAATCGTCAGCAGCTGTTCCACCAGGGAATAATATGTCGTATTCATAATAGCCTAAGCTAGGAATAGTCTTGCCATCTTCATACGATGCAGATGATGTAAATGTATTATAGCTTGGGTTTAAAACTCCGGGAGATGTTTCTTCTAAAAAATCATAAGTGTCTCCACCTGTTTTTGTTATTGTTAAGTCATATTTTGAACCAGGAGTTCCATATATTCTTAATGATCTACTTTCTCCAAACTTACTTAAATTACTAGTTACAATTTCGTAGCTTTTTATTTCTAAAGGCTCGTTGTATATTTTTACTGCATTTGCTACGAAAGATATAGAGTCACCAGAGTGATTTGACGATGGGTATGTGTAGTTTACATTAAACGTTTTAGATGTTAATTGATTTTCAGAATTATAAACTTTAGATGTGGTTATGCTATACCTACTAGCCTCTCCAAATAAAGGCATGCTACTAAAATTTATGTATGGTTCTGTTTCAAAATAATACCCACTAAAACCAGTTCCTGAAGTAGAGCTAGCTACAAAAGTTTTAGTAAACATTAATTCTGAAGTTGTATAGTTTCCGTTATTACTGTAAGCAACATTACTAACACTACTAGTTGTTGTGTTTGATTCTGTGGTGCTATATACACCAGATATTGTATAGTTTTTTAACTGAGCAGAACCATCTATGTCTATCTGTAAGTTTACGTTATTAGCTGGCATTACAAAATTTGTAGCAAAGTTTACAGTTGCAACAACAAGCTCACCGTTCTGTGCAAACGTGACACTGCTGATTTCACTAGGTAGTGAACCAGCTGAAAAATTACTGTGAGTTATAGAATAACCTGCGTCAGGCGTTAAGGTTAATATATACGTGGGCGTTGAGTTACTGACGTTATCTCCCGGTGTCTCTATTATTCCTGTAGGTGTTTCAAGTGATGATACTGTATAATTGTTTGGCATTTTTTATATTTTAATCTTGATCTCCAGTGTCTGAAACTGTTATTACATATTGTGGTACTATAGATCCTACAACAGAAGGATTACCTACGCCTTGAACAGAAAATTCTTTTGTGTCTAAGTTTTGTAAAGTAGTAGTATCTCCTTTTATATAGTTAAACCATTTACCTTCTTTATCTACAAATTCTTTTATAGAACCTGTTTGTTGATCTGTAGTTATACTATTAACAAACCAACCATTTTTTGTTTTAACTTGTGAATCTGTTTCTCCGTCACTTGGATCTATATCATAAGTATATTTTACAGCTTGAGAACCTTCGTAGTTTAATGCTGTAAAAGATTTTATACTACTAGGAGCATCATTTATTAATAGTTTTACAGATGAATTATACTGAACACCGTAAAAGTTGTTTCTAAGAGCATTACTGTAGTGAAGCCAAATATTACCATCTTTAAACGTGTAAAAGCTATTGTTTAAACTCACACCATTTTCCTGTAAAAATGATGATCTAGTTGTCCAACCTCTAACTGATTCTTTGTAACAAACTGTTTTATTATTAAGAGTTATATGGTAAGCACCTTTATCGTTATCGTAACTACCTATGACAGTGGTAGCTTGTTTTAGGTTGTCACTAAAGAAGTCTGACATACCTTTATTAGATATTTCTTCTAAACCATCGTTAGAAAGCCTTAAAACAACACCTCTGTTTTTATCAACCCAATAAGATCGAAAACCAAATTGTACGAATGATTCAGGATTTTTACTTATTCCAAATTCTCCTACATAAGGTACAGCTTGACCAAGAACTCTATTGACTGAAGTAAGATTAGCATTGCCATCAGCATTGTAAAGAGCATCTTTATCTGCTAGTATTTTTAAACTTTTATCTTCACACAGTGTTATTAAGTCTCCATCTCTAGTTCTAGAGTATAATTTTTGTATACCTCCATAATATGGATTTAGATCCTTAGTTATAGGCTCTGCTATTAAAAATTGATTAGTTCTGTTTATTCCCGATGTAGAATTAAATATACCTGAAAATATTAAACCTGTCTTTTTCACCTCTTGCTTATATTGCTCGGCTAATATAGTAGAAACCTTAGGTCCTTTATCTATTTGAACAGCATTAAAATCATCTCTTATTCTATTTGATTCAACGCCATTTCCAAATGAGTAACAGTTAGACCAATCTAATGTATGTGCGTTACCATGTTGATTTATAGGATACGCGTTACTAGCCTCATAGTATAGATCTAAACCTATATCTTCTAGTGGTTCTGTTTCCCATATAGCGGGGTTGTCAGTTGTAAATTCTGCATCATCATTATAAGGTGTTAAAAACTCAAAACCAGTACCATTAGCTTTATTTTCTATACCATTTACATTTGTTTCTGGTGACCACTTTATAGGCTTATCTATGGCTAAAGTCCATCTTATAACTCTCATGCTAGCAAACTTACCTCTTTTAACCCTAGCTTGGTCATACGCAAATATATGTGTTCTTAAATGTTTTTTTACCTCATAAACAGTGCTTGTTGGATCATCTGTTAGCCTAAACTTCATGCCATCATTTTCTAATGATTTTACAAAATCAATAAACTGTTGATCTTCTTCATCACTAGGGAAGTTTTGCCATACACTAGGCCAAGCGTTTCTATCTTTACCACCAAACCAATGATATGAAATTGATATTGTTTTTTTACCAGCTTTTATGCCATACCCAGAGTTTGTAGCGCCTAACAATTTACCATCTCTTCTCTTTGCAGGGTCTAAACTTCCACCACCATTACCACTATTATAATAATTATTATTGTTATCAATAAACCATCCGGATTTAACATCACCACCACCTTTATTAGAATCTCTCCAGAAGCTTTTACTAGCACCTTTATTCTTTATTAAAAATATTTTTTCTTTAGAAACTATACCATAACTAGTTTGTTGATCAGTTTTGCTTAATATATTATCTTGTAAAACTTGATCTTTATAGACTTTAACAAAAAATCTTCCTGTAAACTCTGGTTTGTTTTCTATAACTTGTTGTGCAATTTCTATACTTAAACCAGATACAGGTGAAGAAAAACTACCAGCAAAACTAACATCTTCTTTAAAAGTTTTATCTATAGTTATTCTGTATCTATCTGGATTAGATATTTTTGAAAAGCTTACAACTTCGTAGTATTTAGAAGTATTGTTACCGGCTTTAAATTTTATATAAAGATCTGAAATTGATATTATTTCTGGATTATTACCTTCTCCTACACCAAAAGTTTCTTCTTCAAACTCAGTAGCGCCAATATCAACAAAAGTACCTTCTTTTTGTGGAAAACCTGACGTTAAAAAGTTGGTTTCCATTATACCTTTACTTTTTTTAGTTTCCTTTAAAAACTCAGGAGCTTCATTGGATATAGCTATAACTTTGTATTTAGCTTCATCTTGAACAAACACATCGGAATCATGTTTCTTTTTTAGTATAATAAACCTATCCTCTTGTATCTTGTTTCTTTCACTTGATGGAAAACTCAACCAAACATTATCATCTTCTGCATTATACCACCTATCCATTGCTAAATTATAATACTCATTAGAAGGTTCTTTTATAAAGTATTTAAAATGAGTGGCCCAAGAAGGATACGTAGGGTTTGTTAACTTTACTTTTATATTATTGTAATTGTCAGCAGATTTTTTACCAATTTTCTTAGACCCAGAGTCATCAGTTAATACAGGTGTTTCTCTACCATATTTATCTTTATAAATAATACCTAGCTGGTATGTTCTTAATGACTTTATAGATTTAGACGGAGATTTAACAACTACGGTTTTATTCGTTGGTTGCTCAATAGTAACATCAAACTTAGGTTTTACAATTTTATTATTGTAATCTATTAAGTCGTAGTTTTGTGTATAATTACCAAAAATAAGCCTATTCCCTATCATTTCTTGAGCTTTAGCTTTTATAGGTATATTGTCCCAAGGTCTAAGTATTTGATTACCTGGTAATGTAGCATATATTATTTCTGACTCTATGTTAAAACTATTGTTATCCCACTCAGAATCATTTTCATCAAAAGTTTTTACAGTATATATGTTATTAGAGTTTGATTCTTTATATAAAAGATCTATTTCTTTAACGCCATAAGGCATGTTAGAAGGTTTAAAACCTAATATAGTTAAGCTTCTTATGTTGTTAGTCATTCCTAAATTATAACCTTTTTTAGGATTATAATCAAACTCATCTGGTAAAAATGCTATTTCAGAAAAAGGTGAATAACAAGAGTATTCGCCGTCTTCATATTTATACCTATAAGCAAACCTAGGGAATTTAAATTCAAACAAAGGTTCTTCTTGTTCTAAATTAGCCTTATACACTATTACACTAGTTGGAACTAAATCAGAGACAGATTGTAACGTTACTGAGAAAACAGTGTTAGAAACTATAGAAGCTATTTTTATTCTAACTTCTATTTCATCTTTAAAATTAGCATCGTCTTCGCTAGAACTAAGTATAATAGTATCTCCAACTAAAAAGTTAGGCGCTGGGTTAAAAGTTAAATTAAAAGCCGGTTCTGTAGTTAACATTGGCTCTTGATTTCTAGTAAAGTTATAACTAGTAGATGATTCTATTACGCCACTTCTTTTAGACAATGACATATTTAAAGTTGGTGCTTCTATAGGAGATTTTTTTATCAATGTAATATGATCTTCTATAAAATTAGAACCATTTATTTGCGTATGTGTGAAAGTATTATTTGTAGCTGTTTTAAACTTAGATATGTTTATTTTTTTAGGTTCATGAACGTTGTCAGTCCAAAACAATAAACCTTCTAATATGTTTATACCCGTTATAAGATTATCGCTAGAAAAGTTTAATATATCTTGAGTGTCTACAAGTATAGGTGAGATTTCTTTAGTTGTTTGGTTAAACTCTATAATACAGTCTACTGTATCAGATGTTACAAACCAATATATTTTTTCATTTTCAGTGTCTCTAACAACGCCAATACAAGTAGCGTTAGACAAACCAAATGAACTGCCCCAGTACGTGGAAGCTTTAGTATCAGAATTATAAGTATTTACTTTTTCAATTGTATTACCTAATATATTTTGTACTGAACCTACATCTGAACCTTCAGAGCTGGATATTTCTATATTTAATGCATCTCTGTATTCGCCATTGTTAACTAATCTTTCGTCAAGGTCTTTATTCATTTTACCTAGACGAAAATGGTGCTTTAATTCTGGCATGTGCTAGTGTTTTATTTGTTTAGATTTACCTCTCATAACTTGAGTTAAATCTTCAATTTTTAAATTTGATAATCTTAATTTTGCATTTCTTACAGCGGCAAACTTTTCTTTTTTAAATCTAGCTACTATATATTCTTGAACACCTGAAGACGAAGCTAGTATTGAGTGGGCTATAAATTTATATATAGCTTCTTCAACAAACTTATGTACTTTCATTTCATCGTCTGTAGCTAAACTATCAGATATGTATTTTAAAGTTACTGTTTTACCATTTATGTCAGCGCTAAAATGTATTCTACTTTTTAAAGGGTCTATATAAAAAACTCCATTTGACTGTGCTTTTGAAGGCTCTAAACCAAATCTACCACCGTTGGATGTAGATGTATCAAAACCACTATCATCGACGCTAGTATCGCTTGTTGCATTAGATGACGCTTTAAAGTCTAACCAAGTGTCTGAATCAGTTGACGTTGATAAGTTGTTATTACTATCAAATAAGTAGTTATAAGAACCATCTTGTAGTATAGAAAGTGGATTACTAGTTTTATCAGCTTGATATATGATTCTTTCAACACCAGAAGTATCTTTCCAAGTGATTTTAACATAGTTAACATAGTCGTGAGGTAAAGCCATAACCAAGTTAGGGCTTATTTCTATTTCTTGTGATTTTTCTGATTTTAAAGTGTCGTAGCTTAATTCTTGTAAAGCTCTTTTTGCAAAAAATACTATATTGCTTCTTTTTTGTTTGGGTATAATTTTACCTTCACCAACATAAGCTATTTCAAAGTTGTTAATTATATCCTTAAGGCTTATAGTTTGATAATTTCCGAAACTAGAAGCAGTAGTGTAGTAGTTTTGTTGTGTTCCTTGAAATAATCCCATTTATTATTGTTTTTCTTGTTGTAGTGATTTTTGATCTTCTGTACTAGCTATTTGATACATGTTAGGATCTTTAAGCATTACTCCTGCTAAAGAAAGTATCTTCATAACTAATTCTGTTTCTTCTGAATCATGTAATTCAAAATTAACACTATTATTTGCATTATACATAGCTTGTTCAAAAACTACAGTATATGCCCACTTTACAGTAGCGGGTCTAGATATATAGTTACACGTAACTCCGGAAGTTATAGTGATAGGGTAAACTTGTATAGCAGATGATGATGTATTTACATAAATAGGTAAAGAAAGTGATGGGGTTGTTAGTGGTGAATTTATATAGTGGTGTAATTCGTTTTGTTGTAGTTTTTCTACTTCAACGTAATTTCCTGAGTTAAGATAGTATAATTCACCCATTCTGTAGTAAGTAGGTAAAGTACCCACACCTCCAGAACTCATTGTTACAGTTTGCCTAAACTTTTCAAACACATCTATCTTTTCTTGTAAAAGATCTGTCATATCTGAATAAGTAGAGTCATTACCAGGTATTCTACTAAATTGATTTAGATCATAAAAATATTGCTCAAAGATGTCCATCTGTGCTTGGTTAGCGAACAGATTAAACTCTTGAGGTGTTATGTATCCTCTTTGCTCTTTATTAGCAATGTTTAATACTCTTTGATAAACTGTATCTATATTTACGCTCATGTTATTTTTTTATTATAGGAAAAGGCCCACAAAAGCAGGCCTTACCTACAATTGTTATTATCGCTTTTCGATGTTTTTGTATATTTCTATACCTTCGTCAGTTTTAAAATATGAAGCCAACGCAGAGTATGGATGTTCATCAAACGGAACAGTTAAAACTTTTCTACCATTGCTAGCCCAAGTAAAGTTTCTTTGATCCGGGGATAGTTTTAGTATTCCAGCTTCAACAGCTTTAATACCGAAATTTCTAAGTTCTACGCTATCGTCTTGTAGTAAATCTAAGAATAAAGCTGGATTTCTTTTAGCAAATACTAGTAAATCTCTTTTAATCTCCTTAGAAGTCATGTTATTGACTCTAGATCCAACCTCTACTCTTAATATAGCTTCAGCTATATCAATTTCAACGTTTTTAGCAGCAACCAATGCATCAATCTCTAAATTCATATATTCAAGATCGTCTTTAGCATCTTCTACTTCATCATGCTCTTTATAAATAACATCCTTTGCAGGGTGGTATAAAGAAAGCAATTTTTGTAAATTTTGTTTTTGTTTCGGTACATTTAAAGTTCCATCTCTAAATATAATGTGACCTAATGTAACCGATCCTTTTTGCTCTTCAACTAGAGGTGACGATTGATTTGTCGCATATCTAATCTCTTGTTGAATACCGTTATTTTCATCAAACCACAATAATGATTTTCGTCTAGTGTGTTTAGACGGTAGTGTAAAAACTAATGGTTGAACTCCAGACTTTAAAACATAAAGTCTATCTTTTACTTCCCAGCTACTTGCTGTTTTTTCTTTTTTCATGATATAATATAATATAAATGTTAATAAAGGTAAAAGTTACCCCCGTCAGAACAACGAGGGTAAAATTTACTATTGGTAATAATTAGTCACCGATAACTCCATCAGAAGATTTCAACAATACGAAGTTGTTTGCAGCTTGAACACATAAACATCTCTCAGATAAGAAATGTACGTTCATTGCATCCTCGTCGCTTGTATAGTTTCCACCAACAGAACCAGTGATCCAAGATTTCATTCTTCTATCGTCAGCTTCAGAAGCTCTGTATCTAACGTGTAAGAATGGTCTTGAGATGTTTTTACCTAATTGCTGATCGTAAACTGTAGAAGTTCCAGCAGGAACAAATACACCTTCAATATCACCAACTAGTCCTCTTGTAGTTGAGTCATTTAAGTATTTCCAGTCAGTTTTGTAGAAGTCATAAGAACCTCTTCTGAAACCAGAAAATCCTAAATTTAATGCCATATCTTCGCTGTTACTAAAAACACCGTAAGATGTACCACCTGAACCGTAAGAGTTTTGAGCAGCTAACATATTGTCGATAGCTAGAGAAGTTCCTCTATCTAAGAATAACATGTTTTCCTCAATTGATCCTTGCTTGTCTAATTCTTGTAAAATTAAATCAAAGTCAGCTAGACCGTCCGTAGCTTCAGAACCTCCAAAGTCAGCATTGTTAAATACTAAACCTCTAGAGTTAATTGCAGCAAATAAACCTTCAGATCCAGAAATTCCTGAAGATACAATTGCAGATGATCCTGCTTTTTTCTCCGCTTCAATCATAGACATTTCTAGTTGATCTTCAAATCTTAATCTTGCTTCGTGCTCTGATTTTAAATACCAAAGGTAACCTCCAGTTCCAGATTCAGTAGTTACTTCAACCCACCCAATTTGAGCAGTATCAGAACCATTTACACTGTACTTATCTCTTAGAATAATTGGTTTATTGCTAAAAGATGTGAAGTTGGCGTCTTTAGTGTTACCAGCTCCAGAAGATCCTTTTTTGTATTCTGAACCATAAACAAATACTTTTAATGCAGCAACGTTATCAGCGCCAAGACCTGAAAGGTCAGCAGCAGTGTAAGGTTGAGCAGTAATTGTAGTTGAAGTAGGAACAGCAGATACATAACATTTTAATGTTACACCACCTTTACTAACGATGATAGTATCACCAATGTTAATTAAGTGAGCAGCACTAAAAGTAAGTGAGTTAGCAGAAACATCAGTACTTACGACATCGTCATAAGCAACGTGAATTCTACCTTGTTCAGACCATACAACTTCGTCAGAAGCCATAGGCATTTCAGCTCCTACCATTTTCAAAAATCCAGAGATAGTACGGTTTCCGTATCTTTCTACTTCTTTTTCATATACTTCTGGTAAGAATTGTTTTGTAAAGTTAAAGTCATTCCCGGTAATGCTTAAATAATTGTCTCCAAATAGATCTTTTACGGGTCTTGGAGTAAGGTGCGCTAGAGCGGCACCTGAACTTGCTATTGCCATTTTTTAAATTTTTAATTGTTATTTTCTAATTTTAATCTTAAAATCGTTAGAACTTTCACTTGGCACTGATCTCACGCTAAAACCACTTTTGATAACATTTTCATGACCTTTTCTAGGTTCCATACTTATGTTCTTAGATCTAGACATGCTATCTTTTATAGCATCTGCTTTTCCTTGTTCATAAAAATGGTTTGCTACCATGTCTGGATTCATAGCTGTAAATAACGACTTGTGGTAACCTTTAGCATCATTCATTTCATTTTTATCATTAAGAAACTTCTTAACAAAATTATTGATGTCGCTTTGGGTATTCTTTACACTTTTTGCGTCCTTTACGTTAAATCTATATTTTTTTTCTCCAACTTTGTATTCAAAACCTTTGAATTCGTTAGAAAAGACTTGTTCAGTCTTTTTATTAAATATAGATTTCTGAGAGTTTAATACCTTATTGTTTTCCTCAGATTCCTTATTGTAACGGTTGAAAAAATCTACAGCTTTCTTTTGCTCAGGCGCTAACCTGTTTCCTGCTTTGATCTCTTCGTAATATTTAGACTTTTGCCCGTCTAGGTGGCTTTTAGCACTGGCAACTTGCTCTTTAAGCGCTAATTTTTTTCTTTTAATATCTCTTTCTGTATCTTCATCTTCATCAAAACTAAAACTATCCTCTATCATGAAATTAATTTCATCATTTGATAAATGAGGCTTAGTTTGTTTATAGTACTCTTTTAACAGTTGATCATCATCAAAACTACTGAAGTCTTGATTAAGTCTTACATAATCTTCTAAATTACCACCTGTTTCATTCATAAAATCTACAGCTTTCTGTATATTTTCAGGTAAATTAATTCCAGACTCTTCAGCTTCAGCAACAGCTTCTTCTACTTCTTCTGCTAATTGCTCTGTTTGTTCTTGTACTTCTTCTTCTTTTACTTCTTCTAATACAGGTTGTTCTTCTTGTTTTTCTCCAACAATTTCTTCAACAACTTCTTCTACTACTTCTTCAGCCTCTTGTTCAACAGGCTCTTCTGTAGTTTCAGATGGATTTGGTATTTTATTTAAATTACTTAAATCCAACTTAATAGTACCGTCTTCATCAACCTCATTTTTAGGTTGCTCTTCGACGGGTTTTTCTTGATCAACAACTTCCTCAGTCTGTTGGTCAACTGTAGATTCCTCTACAACTTCTTGTAATTCTTCTGACATAATATAATATTATAAAATTAAACAATTTTTAGGCATTGAATAAACCTAAATCTATACCACCCATAGTATCATTCGATGTAGATTCAAAGTTCTTAGGTGGCTTAGCATTATTCCTTTGATCTATTAATTCAGACTGTTGAGATGCTTGAATTTTAGTTCTTTCATCTTTTCTGTCTTCTTTGTATTTTTCTTTATCATTAACAGTTTGATTCTCCAATTGTTTTAATTGCATGTTTAATTGGAATTCTAACTGCATTAACTCTTTTTTACTAGCAACTTCTTGTTGAAGTTTTTGTAGTTCTAACTGAGCTTTAGTTTGTTCTAATGCTGTTTGTATCTGTATAAGAGCTTGTTGCTTTTGTACTTCAGCTTGAGACGCAGCTTGTTGAGCTTGAGCATTAGCTTGTGCTTGTGCTTGAATATTTCTTTCTTGCATCTGCTGATCTCTTTCTTGTTTTTTCTTTCTACGTATTTTAAGTAGCTGGTTTGCAAGTTTTATATTTTTAATATTTCTAAGATCTATAGCATCATCAAGATCAATCATTTTTTGTGCAATAGCAACTTGTATGTTATTTTCAAGAAGTTGTTTTTCCTCTTCATCAGGTGCTAACTCTAAAAATATTCCAAAATCATAAAGATGTAACTCTTGCATTTCAGATAAAACAGCAACATTGTGAGAACCTATAGCTTGTATGAAAGCATCTCTTGTTGGTGAATACTCTAAAATGTCAGATATTCTAAGTGATAATGAATCAGCTGTTTCAGACGTTAAGAATAAACCAGCTTGTAATATATGTCTTGTTGCTGTATTTGAATTTGCAGCAGCAAGTTTTTGTATACCAACCAAAGCATTACTATCAGGTGTACTAGCATCTCTAGCCTCATTAAGACCAGTTGCATCACGTATCATCTGTAAGTAGTAATTATAAGTTTGTATTAATGTTTGCATTTTAGAACCACCAGAACCACTATTTATTTCTTGTATAGGTACTTTACCAGGGTTCATATCGCCTTCAGACGTAAATGATCTACCTAATATAGAACCTGTTTGAAAGAACATGTTTAATGCTTCCTGTGGATTATAATTTGTTCCATTACCTAAATCAATTTCAGCTAAACCATCAGCGTCTAAATATATACCGTCTGGTACTATTCTTGACATAACTTGTTGTAGCTTTAAATGAGTTAACTGTATCATATCCGCAAAACCAGTTATTCTACTAACTAATGATTCGATTCTACCTTTATACATTCTTGGAGCTACGATGTTGTAATTCATTTTAACCTTAGTGTAATCACTTTTAGGTCTCATCATGTTTTTAGCAAGTTCCCATTTTAATAATCTTTGAGTTCCTAAAACCAATGCTCCTTCGTATAGAACCTCTATAGATCTAGACATTTTTCCATATCTAGCTTCTAGCTGCTCATCTAAACCTGGTGGATTAAAACTATCATCTTTTATAATAATCTTAGTAGCACCAGTTGCAGTTTCTTTAACCTTATATACTTCATTAGCGTATGTTTTATAATTAAAATATAAAACTTGTATTGTGTTTTTATCTAAGTTGTTTGTTTCAGATACTGTTCTATTGAATAAACCAGTGTTGTGAACACCTTGTTTAGTTATATTGTTTAAATCTTCGTTAGTTAAATCAGGAAATTGTTTTTTAACTTCATTTAAATGTAGTGATTTTATTTCTCCTACATAATATATATCATCAAAATAAGGCGACTCAGTATATGAGTATATCATGTTGGCTGGATCGCAGTATTCAACTTTAACACCTTCAGATGTATTATAACTATTTTTTACAGCTGCTATACCTATTGTAGTAAGATCATAATTTAACCTCTTTCTAGTTAATTCATACTTATTACCTTCTAATAGTGTGTTTATAGCTTGTTCTTCAGCTATTTCAACAGCTTGCTTATAGTTTAATTGCATATGTAGATCAAGCTCTTCTCTAGAGTCTGGTAACTCTTCAGTAGCGTTCTCTTGCATATCAACATTAAAATTTTGTTTAGCAAACTGTATTAATTCCTTAGTTTGCATGTCTCTAAGTATCGATTCCATATACTTAGTTCTTTTACTAACACCATATGGATCTTGAGAAAAAGCTTTTATATCATAAGCTCTTTCAGATATACCGTTAACTACTATATCTACAAATTTAGGTATAATAGGTACGGGTTTCCAATCTAAGTTTAAATAAGATAAATCACCATTAATAGATAGTTCGTCTTTATATTTTTGTATACTCTGCTCTCCTCGTGCGTATAATCTTAATCTATGAAACTCATTAGAGTTACTATAAAACCTATTAGTACCTGAATCTCTTTTGAACCACTCAGACTCTATAGCTTTAGCAACCTTTAAACCATATTCTTGGCTATTTTTTTCTAAATCGCTTGCGATTTGACTTGGAAAGTAACCTTTTACAACTGATTCAGCCATGTTATTCTATTATTTTTGATCGCATGCCAGCTTGTTTATATCTAGCAAAACTTATGTTTAATTTTTGTTTTTCCATTGATGCGTGTGGAGTATATAAATGCCTGTTACAAGCCATAACCGCTAGGCCAGAGCTTATTGCAGCATCGTATTTAGTTCTTTTATTTATATCAAATCCAGCCCAGTCGTTTAAAGTAGAATTAAAATACATATTTCCATAAGTACCATCTCCTTTTAAACCTACATGATCTTGTATATACATTTCTATTGCAGCTGCGTGAGCTTGTTTAATATCTTCACTTGAATTAGGTATACCACCTATTTCTTTTTCTGCTACAGATAATTTATTCCAAACTTTATCTGGTCTATTCATTGAATAACCTCTATAACCTCGCCTTTTTAAATAATACAATAGACGTGGTTTATTATTCTCTGCAAGTATAGGCATCCCGTAAAATACAAGTGCCATTAGAACGTCTTCAAAGAAGATCTCAGCAGTCTGAGGTCTTGCTATGTACTCTAAAAAGAATTGATTAGGTGGACAGTTTTCCATAGAAAACTTTGTTAACCCATGCAATGCACCTTTAGATCCTGTTCCATCTACAGTTCCTGATATATCATATGAGTCACAACCAAACGCTCCCATATGTTCGTTGCCAGGTGTTTTTCTACCGTTTTTAATAATTACGTTATTTTGTAAGTGAACTGGTGGAACCCAGCTAACTTTAAATCTACCATTATTATCAGGATAAAATACTACTTTTGAATCTTTGCTACCCATAGCCCACTGAAAATTGCCTTGTGTTATTCCAGCAGAGCTTTTTAAATCTTCATTATAATCTATTTGTTCGTATATCTTAACTAGGTTAAATATACTGTTATTGGCTTCATCTCTAAAAGCATGTTCCTCTGTACGAGGAAATTGTCTGTAAAATTCATTTAAAGCATCTTGATCATTTTTTAATCCGTCAGCTTCATTTTGCCAATGTTCTATTACACCTATCTCTATTGGATCTCCCTGTGGTCCAAGCGTTTCTTTTTTAGGAGTGTCGAACGTAGGTATTCCATGCATATCAATGAATCCTTCGTAGTTCCATTCCATAGGTATGAACAAAGAATATAATCCTGAGCGAGTTTGGCCATTGGCGTTTCTTTTCGTAACATCTGAATTATTATATAATTTCTTAAAATTTGTTCCTCCTTTGTCTAAAGCGTTTGATGTTGAACCCATCATACACTTACCAATTATTCTTGAACCTAATCTAAGCGTGGTTTTCGTAACCCGCCAGTTGTTAAGAATATTTTCTGGACGTTCCCATTTTCCTGCTTCATCATGTACTAGTAATGCAAGTTTTTCACCATCATAACTGTTGTCCCCTGTATTTTTCCAATCAATAGTTGTATCTAATCCAGCTATATCTTGAGTTTTGTTTTTAGACTCAAATCTTTTACGAGTAAACTTTGAAGCTGGTACTCTATATGCAAGTTCTGTTTTCGGTCTATCCATACCGTCTTGTATGGGTCTGAAAAAGAACGGATAGTTGATGGATATTGGTACAACCTTATCTGTAAACATTTTTTTTGCATCAGCACCTGACTTTGATAATATACCGTATCTTGAATCAGATGATACTGTAGCCAAGTTAACGGTCTCTCCGGATGCCATAAATGAAAAGCCTGAACGTCTGTTTTTAAGATAACACATTCCGTAGCATCTTGTATCTGCTTTGCAAGCTTCCCAGAATATAAAGAATAGTCTGTTTGCTTCCCTAAAATCTGGTCTCCCAACATCAATCTTGGTCCACTGCAAGTACATGTAATGAGTGCCAGTAATATAGGTAGGAATCTTTTTATTCTGAAACCAATAACCTTCATCTCTTTTAGCAAACTCTTTATCAATATACCCATGCCATCTTTTTTTAAATTCATCTGGATAATCTTTCCAATCAAATATACTTTTAATAGATTTAAGTTCTTTAGGATACTCGTGTGGCGTCCATTTATCGTTTTCATTATCAACTTCTATTGCTTTAGGTAAAGCTATTTTTAAATTTTGTATGCTATACACTTCACCTATCTGACCTGTCTTTGATATAACAACAACATCATGCTCTTTATTATATCCATACTTCCATTTTTTAGATTTATTTAATCTTTTAATGGTGTTTATTTTTATAGGTTCTACAACCTTATACAAACTTTGTTCGTACATTACTTAGATCTTTTTTCAGCAAATCCACTAAACACCTCAATTTCAACCTCTTCTTTAGGTTTGTTATTAAGAATATCGTCTTCTTCCTGTATTCTACTTAAAATCTCAAATGCATCGAATATTGCGAGCTTTTTAGTGGCTGCAGCGTTCTTGAGTCTATCGGCTGAGATGTCATCATCAGTTTCAACAATAGGTTCTTTAGCAACTTTAATAAGTTCTTTAACTGCTTCATGTCCAGCTTGGATTATATTCTTTTTCGTTTCCTTGACGTTCATATTTGATTGTAATTGATTGAATTCTCACTCTATACATTCTTTCATTGTCTATAACAAATTCAAACTCACTAGTTGGTACAAAACCAATTAAATCATTTTCTTTTATATAATCAGTTTTATTATCTAAATGTTTAACAATACCCACTAACGGTTGTTCTTTGTCTGTATTTAAATAATTATTAGACTGTATAGGTTTAACAAAACAGTAGCCGTCATTTGCTATCCATTTGTTTTTGTGTTTATACATGAATACTTGATCAGGCCAAGCAAAATATAAATCTTCTTTATAGTAACTTTTAGAATTTTTTTCAATACCTTTTACATCATGGTATCTTCTAAAAATGTTATGATGAACAATCACTGTGTCACCTATTTTAATATCTGTTTTAACAGCTTTAGGTAATGCTACAACTTTAGCGGTTCTATTAACAAAATTATGATTTTGGAGCTCAGTATTTACAATGAGCTCCTTATCACCAACTTTCTTTTTATTATCGTATCTTCCTCCTATAGGCTCAATAATAAAATTGAATATACTTTGCATTAATATTCTAAATTGTATTCCACAGCTATCGCCATGTTCTTGTTGAAATCTTTCCAAGGAAGTACTTCGTCTTTCTTTTTTATGTATACGGAAAACTTAGAGTCTTCTTCAATTATATCACAAATAGTGTGACCTCCATAGACCTCTTGACCAACAGAATAATGCATTGCATCGTTCTTGTAATCTCTACCGATGCTTATCTTACGAACTAGCTTCATCTTCTTTTATATCCTCGTAAGACCCATCTTCAATATTGATTTGTATTTTACCGTACTTTTCTTCTAGCTTAGCTTGTAGCTTGTTCAAATCTTGTTGAACTTCTGCTGCAGCGTGGTTAAGCTGGTGTTTCTTTAATTCTAAGTTACCTATTTGCGAAGCAGCGTTGTTAAGCTTACCTACAAATCCCTGTAATTCTTCTAATTGTTCAGGTGTAATTTTGTTTACTTGGTTTTCCATAATCTTTAATTTTTTAAAATTTAATTTAATTGTTTGGGTTATAATTTATTATCACTTGTTTTACTTAATTTCTAATTATTCTTCTACGTCTGGTATTGTGCTAGGTTCAAAAGGCAAATGAAATGTTGTATCAACTGGCGTTTTTTGTAATTCAATTTGTGAATCTAAACTAGCTTTCATACTGTCTACATCTAACCCGTTTTCTAACCAACCAATCACATCAGCCTCTTCTATACTGTCGTATTCCGTAAAGTTGTTCGCATCGTATTCTATAATGTGTACCCCTATTATATTAGATGTTTTAGTAGGATCACTCTCATCAACCGCAGTATATTCCCAGTGAATTGAGTTAATAACATTATCTTTGCTATCGTGGGAAATTTTCGCGTCTAACGCATTAATTGCCCATTTGTAGGTGCTTGCCATGTTTAATTATTTATTTGAGTTTTTAATTGTTCTATTTCTAATTTTAGTTCTTGTATTGCTTTTACCAACACGGGTACTAAATAGTCATTAGTCATTTTTAACTTATTTTCGTCTGTGTTGTTTACTATAATTGGATTATCATCTTCTATTTTTAAAATATCTTGTGCTAAAAATCCAAATCTTTGTTTTCCATCTGGAATATTTTCTTCCCTATTGTTTGTAAACTCATAAACTTTAGGGTTTAATTGATTTACAAAATCTAATCCATAAGGTATGTCATTAATATTACTTTTATCTCTTGCATCAGATACTGTTGTCCAGCTAATTTGAATATAAGCCTGAGAGTGATCGTCATTCCCCATTTGTATTTCATTAGACCCTGTAGTTACAATACCTAATGAATTAGAGTTACTTGCATTATTACCAGCCGCTTCTCCAATTAAAATATTATTGTTTCCGCTCGTTACAAGAAAACCAGCATTTCTACCAATACAAATGTTATTATCTCCACCACCTACATTGTGTGCAGATCCAAACCCTAATGACACGTTACCATTCCCTGTTATTACAGTATTATCTGCTGATTGTGATCCTACAAAAGTGTTTTGCTCACCAGTTGAATTAAATCTACCTGCAAGCGCGCCTAAAAATGTATTGTTTGATGCTCTATTATATGCACCTGCATAATATCCATTAGATGTATTATAACTTCCGCCTGAATTTCCTGAAACACCATATTGAGAGAAATAACCAAGTGCGGTGTTATAACTACCAGTTTGATAAACACCAGTGCTTGAACCAACACCTGTATTAAAACCTGCGCTAGTTACAGCTTGAAAAGAATCATAACCTAAACAAGTATTATGACTTCCGGTTGTTATATGAGAACCAGCTGATAAACCCATAGCAACATTAACACCTCCGCTTGTAAGTCGTAATAAAGCATACGCACCTACAGCGACGTTATGAGCTCCACCGATCAACGCTTTTAATGCTTCATGACCAACAGCAACAGAGTTAACCGCTGATTCTATATTATATGCTGCAGAATTCCCTATAGCTACATTTCTAGCACCACTTGTTAAATTTGTGCTTGCGCTCATACCTATGGCTATATTGTCATTACCTGTTGTTGCCGCTATTTCTACAGCACCATTACCTATGGCTATATTATTATCTCCGCTTGTTAAGCCGTACCCAGCTTGCATACCTAAACAAGTGTTATTATTACCGGTTGCTACATACATTGATCTTCTACCCACCGCTACGTTTCCTGCTCCAGCTGCAATAGAGCCCCCAGTTCTTTCTCCAACAAAAGTATTAAAATTACCGGTTGTAACTCCATAACCAGCTTGATGACCAATAGCTGTATTATATGCAGCCGTGCTATTATATAAAGCATATCGACCCACACCAGTATTGTCACTGCTTGCGTTTTTATAACCCGCGCCGGAACCAACAAACGTAACTTCATTACCACCTGTTGTTAATCTACCAGCGTGATGACCTATAAAAGTATTTTCTTGGCCATTAACATCTCTACCAGCTTCATAACCTAAAGCTGTATTATAACTATTTGAATCATTATTCAATGTTTCCATACCAATACCAGTATTATAACTACCAGTATTACCATTTAATGAAGCATAACCAACACCCACGTTTCTTTGACCACCCGATATACTTCCACCTGATTGTCTTCCTATCAAAGTGTTATAACTACCCGTTGTTACATCATATCCCGCTCTGTAACCTACTAAAACATTAGATTGCCCTGAGCTTACTATTCTTCCAGCAAATATACCAACAGCTACGTTATCGTCTCCAGTGGCACCTTCTAAAGCATCATTACCAATACCAACAGAATTTGCAGCGGTTGATACTTGCATGGCTGTTCTACCTATAGCAATGTTGTTGCTTTGCGTTGTGGTGGATGAAAGTGCTTTATAACCTATAGCGACGTTGTTAGCGCCTGTATCTAGCGCATCTCCAGCATAATTTCCTATAACTACGTTTTGTGAAGCGTTACCAAGCGATTGCATGGCGTAATGGCCAACGGCTACATTATCATCTCCTGTCGCACCAATTGCTTCCATAGCTTGAGATCCTAAGGCTACATTTCTTGCACCGGTTGTTATACCTTTACCAGCAAAATAACCTATAGCAGTATTATAGTCATTATTACTATAATATAAAGCTTGACCTCCAACACCTGTGTTGTGACTTGCTGTAGTTAAAACTCTTAATGCAAATGCTCCAACACCAGTATTATAACTTCCATCAATATTGTTTTCTATAGATTCACCACCTACCGCAGTGTTATAACCACCTGTGGTTAAATCTTGAAGAGCTCTAAAACCAAACGCATGGTTTCTACCAGATACAGAAGACGCTAAAGCGTTAGTACCAAAAGCAGAGCTTTCATCAGCTGTAAAACTAGTTCCATTTAAAGCGTTATAACCATATTTAGTTATTGATCCTGACGATTGATGGTTGTATATTGAACCATTGTTTGATATAGCTAAAGTAGGTAAACTACTAGATTCATTATAAAAATATATTTTACCGCTATCGTGTTCAATAGAAAAGTTATTACCCCCTGTTCTTCTAAAAGCTATTTTTTTATCATTTGCCACGTTTGCAAGTACAAGTTTACCGCTAGCATTTATGTCATCGCCTGAAGTAATTTCACCTGCAAAAGTTGCGTTACCACTTTCATCTACAACAAATAACTCATTATTGTTATTTATACTAGTTTGGTTATGACCAACAACAAATTTTTCTCCTGTACCTGTGCTATTACTATCTATATTAATTCTTAAAGATGCTGGGGCATTTATAATACCATTATGTGTTCCATTGTCATCTAATTCTAAAACCCCATCTGTTGAAGTTAACTTTTGGGCTGTTAAAAAACCTGCAAAAGTTGCATTTCCAGTAAACGATGGCGAAGCTAATGGTGCTTTCAGCCCAATGTTTGTAGCTGTTGTAGTAGCGAAATTAGGATCGTCGCCTAAAGCGGCCGCTAATTCGTTTAAAGTATCTAAAGTTACTGGTGCAGAATCTACAATTAAAGCAACTCTTGCGTCAGCCCTAGCATCTGTATAATATAGATTTGTACCTTCACTTAAATCACTAGTTGTTGCGGCAGTTATCCTGGCATCTGCTCTAGCATCTGTATAATACAAGTTAGCACCCTCAGTAATATGAGCTGTTGTAATCCCACTTATTTTATCGCTAGTAACCGCATTATCCGCTATGTTGCCTGTAGCTATCGTTGAGCTCGCTATTAAATCACCTGTTACTTTAGTGTTTGCCATTTATTTGTTTTTTATGTATAATAATTTGTTGTAGCGCTGAATGTAGAACCTAATATTTCTAACTGATGGTTACCTCCTGTGGGATTTTGGAAACCTATATCCATCCAAAGCCCTGCATAATAAGTACTTCCACCCATATCAATTCTAAAACACACTTGATTGCTAGACGTTAAATATATAGCGCTAGAAATACCACCAACACTGCTATTGTTTATCGTTCCTTGGGCTATAACCGATCCACCTGAATATGCATATCCTGAGTGTTGTAAATCTAATATCGCACTTTGACCATACAAGTAACCATAAAATTTAGCTAAAAACATAATGTTTGCATTAGGAATTATATTAGTTTTTATATGCCAATACCCTGCGGAACTACTTCCCGTGTGCCCATGTGCTACTCTACTGTAATATCTTGCTCCTCCGTTGGCATGCGTATCCACAATACCTCCATTATTTCCGGCCGTAGAGTTTACTACCAAAGCGCCAACACCTCCCCATCCGGAAGTTCCTACCTGAAGTTTACCACTTATATATGAATCACCTCCAGCAGAATTTATAAGGGAAGGACTTTGACCAGAGCTACCGGTTACAAATAAATACCCATGATTTGATGCGTTTAGTCCCGCAAAAACTCTAGTGGCAGTTGTTCCCACGCCTATAATATTAATACCGTTACTGCTTGTTCCTTTTACAGAAAGAGTCGTTGTAGGCGAATCCGTTCCGATCCCGATATTACCGCCACCTTGGATACGCATTTTTTCTTGATTGTTTGCGGTACCCGCTACGTTAAAAGTCATTGCGTTACTTCCACCACTACTAGATGTTACTATGTAATTTATAGAACCTTTAATTCCTGCGCCTTGCCCCGAACCATCTTCTCCAAAGAAATTTATACCACCAATTCTATCTCCGGCAGTCCAACTTGAATCATTTTTTGTACATTTTAAAGTTACTATAGAAGTATTTGCTAAAGGACTTCTTAAGCTTAAAAGAGTTCCAGGCGCAGTTTCGCCGATACCGACGTTGCCGGTGTTGGTCATAGCCATAGTCATTATACCATCCGATGCTACGGTATAGTCTGCAGCATCAACAGTATTGTTTGTGTAAAACTGGAATCCTCCTCCTGCGGCTGTTCTACCAGCAATTATTTTATTTGTTCCATTGTTTCCTAACTGCAAACCTGCCCACCTCATACTGCCGTGATAATTATCAGTATTATTGTAACTTGCTTTAAAAGCACTATTCGCATTTAAAAAAATGTTACCAACAACATGAAGTTTTTCATTAGGCCCAGTCGTTCCGATTCCTACGTCTGAGGTTGTAGAACTAGTAGCTTTAAAATACAATTGAGCAGTTCCTGCAGTAATTGGGTCACCTCCACCAGCATTAGATTTATACATACCAAAATCACTAGCTGCTAAATTTGTAGTAGCTAACCCCCAATCATAAACTCCCCCAGCACCTTTCATTTTAAAAGTAGCCACATCAGCACTTTTAATTAAAATACCACCACCAGTTGGAACGTTCACTTCTAATTTAGCGTTCGGTGAAGCTGTTCCGATTCCAAAGTTGCCATTGGCTGCTGGATCTATCCAATTATTACCATATGAAGTAATTCTTACTTTTTCTAAAGGCGTTGCCTGACCTGTGTACAATGACAGAAATCCATCGGCGTTTAAAGTGTATAATTTAGATACATAATCGCCGTCTGCTTGAGTTGTTCCTATCGCTGCCCCTGTTGTTTTAACATCACCACCAAAAGTTGCAACAGTTGGTGAAAGGCTAAATTGTACGCCACTAACTGCGCCCGATGGATACATTTTCATAGAAGTACCATTAGCTGCTAAAACAGGGCCACCATTTCCATAACCACCACCCCAAAACAAATCACCGCCATCGGGTAAGCTAATTTTAGTTCCCGCATTAATTTGACCTGAAAAAGTTGCGTTTCCTGTATTTGTAATAGTTAAGACTCTTCCTGAATTTCCAACTGGGTTTGCCCCTGTGCTTGCTCCAGCAAAAAAATGGAAGTTTCCATAAGAGTCATCTGCTGGCCCAATTGCCCAATCTCGCACACCTGCGTCTGCAGTACTGGTTGAATCAAAATAAACAAGTGGTGCAGTTGCATAAGTATTTGTGTTACCAGAAACAATAACTCTTTCGTTTGCATGCACATTCCCTGAAAAAGTTGCTGATTTATCGTGATTTAAAGTTAAAGCATCACCTAAACCAGTAGTAAAAACAAGATTAGATGAACTTAAAATTGCAGTATTTCTAATATTACTCCAATTGTTGCTACTACCTGCTGTATCATTTTTAATTGCTAAACCTGTTCCATCTATATTTAAAGAATGTGAACTCGTATATATACCTGTTCCTCCTAAACCTACATCTCCTGCAAAAGTTGAGTTTCCTGTAAAACTAGGTGATGCTAATGGAGCTTTTAACCCAATACTTGTTGCTGTAGTTGTTGCAAAGTTTGGATCATCTCCAAGAGCAGCAGCTAATTCATTAAGTGTATTAAGAGTTGCAGGTGACGAATCAACTAAATTAGTTATCTGTGTACCCACATAGCTTTCTGTAGCAAAACTATTTGTAGATAAGTAAGAACTCACTCTAGCATCCGTGTAATACAAATTGCTGCCCTCACCAATATGCGCGGTAGTTATACCGTGGCTTGAGTGTAAATTACCCTGGACTATTACCCCGTCTGATATAAGTTTTACTTTAGTTTGTGCCATATTATTCTATTTCTAAACTTGCTTGGTATGCTGCTTTTATTTCGTCTGTCCAGTATATATCAGCTAAAGCTTTTACATTGTGTTCGATAGCCTTTGCATCTTCGCCACAGGGAACAGTGTCTCTATAGTAAGAACTTGATATAACATTACCGTCTTCAATTATTTGATCTGAATATCTTATTTGAATATGTTTAAATTCGGTAACTATTTCAATTTTGTCTTGGATTCTTTTTTTTTCTAAACTCATTTTTAAATATTTATTTTATTGTACTCTATATGTGCAATTCATCATAAAATGTTGACTTGCTCCCCAAGCATTAACCCCAGCCCCGTTAACGTGAGTTGAGGATCGTTGCCCATTGGTACCATTATGCATAAAGTATAAACTTGCGGCCGAAGAATAGCCACCATACGAGGTTACACCACTGCTAGCATAAGCTAATTCCCAAACACCGTAATTTTCTGGAATAAAAGGCATACCTCTGATTCCATAGTAAGCACCGCTCCCGGCATGACCACCTCCCCCGGTATTAAATGTATCTATCCATGCTGAAATATAAACTAAATCTCCAATTTTAACATACCTAGCGCCACTTATAGTAAGAGGAACATTTCCAGTGCCATCATTGTGTTGAATAACCGGCGTCCAAGTCCCTTCTTCGTAGTCGTCTAATGCGTTTGCTGATGCTGTATCGCCATTAAATGTTATACCCCCTGCTTGTGTAATACGTACTTTTTCTGATCCACTTGTATTACCGGTTTTAAATACTATATTTCTAGCTGCTATAGTTAAATCTCTATATCGCTGAGTGCCTCCGTGACCACCATATGAATCTATATAACTATTATCTCCATCATATTGAAGAAATAATCGTCCACCAGGAAAGTTGTCACCACCTATTCTTACAGCTGCATTTGTGTAACTAGTTTCACCAAACCAAGCTTGAACTTGAGCGTTCCCCGCTACCACTTGAAGCTTATTGTCAGGCGAATCCGTCCCGATTCCGACGTTGCCGGCAGAATCAATTAAAAAAGGTACACCAAAAGAAATTCCAGCATCTGCTGTTCCGCTTGCTGCTGTTCTAAATCTTAAAATATTACCCTCAACTTGTAAAACGCCAGCAGCCGCAGTTGTTTTATAAAGCCATCCATTATTATAATAAGCGTTAGCATTTAAATATACGGAATTAGAATATCCCCATACGCTGGCTACAGGATTTATATCAATTACGGTATTAGGTAAACTTGAAGCCCAAGGTGCAACCCCAATTCCGACGTTGCCGTATAATCTAGTTTTAGAATAACCTTCACCAACTTGAAGTAATGTACCGTTAACATCACCTTCTAAAGCTCTTCTATCGGTTCCACCAGATGTTCCAAAAACTAAACGACTATTTGAATTAGCAATTTTTATACTACCATTAACATGAAGTTTAGCGTCAGGACTCGCCGTTCCGACCCCAACATTGCCGTCAGCTGTAATTCTCATATGTTCAAACATACCTGATGCAGCTCCTGCTGTTCCATCTGAAGTTGTGAAAAAAGACAAATAACCACCCCACTGACCATCGCCTAAAGTAGTTTCTTTACCACCA